CATCAGCAACGATGTAAAAAGAAGAAAACAAAGTAAACGCAAACGACTCACGTTTCGCATTGGCAGCCTAAACGCTGACTAGGGTTTCGACAGGTTTCCTCGTAACAGAATAACCTGTCACTAATTTATGGAGTAATAATGAAAATAATCGATTCGACAAAAATCCCTGATGTTAAAATCATCAACCTTCCCGTCTATAGAGACAATCGTGGTTTCTTTACTGAAACATTTAGACCAGAAGTCGAAGAAGCCCTTGGCGTAAAATTTCTTCAAGACAATCAATCCGTATCACGTAAGTATGTCCTAAGAGGCATCCATTTTCAATGGGACAAACCAATGGGTAAATTGGTTCGTGTCACTCATGGATATGGACTTGATGTTGCAATCGATTTGCGAAAAGACTCTCCAACATACGGACAGTATCATGCTGAGTTGTTGGGACCAGAATCAAACAATCAGTTATGGGTGCCAGCAGGCTTTGGTCATGCGTTTCTTTCACTAGGAGAGTATACACATCTAATGTACAAATGCACCGCAGTACACAACCCTAAAGCAGAAGCCGCAATTAATCCATTTGATAAAGATTTGAATATTGATTGGCAAACAATTGATAAAATCAAAGACTTTATTCTATCAGACAAAGATAGAGCCGCAGGTTCTTTCGCAGATTATAAACTAAATCCAAAATTCTAATTATGAAAAATATTCTAATCGTTGGTGGCGCAGGCTATATTGGCACAAGACTCTCTAATCACTTGTTTGATTTGGGATATAAAATACACGTTATCGACAACTTTTGGTTTGGTGATAAACTGAATCCAAGCATTTCAAAAGAAAAGAAAAGTCTTTGGGATATCAAACCTTCAGAACTAACTTCATACGATGCAGTTATGTTTCTTGCTGGACTGTCTAATGATCCAATGGCGATGTTCAGACCAGACTTAAACTTTATTGAGAATTCTTCTGCGCCGATGTATCTTGCATTCATTGCTAAAGAAGCAGGAGTAAAACGTTTTGTGTGTGCAAGTTCATGTAGCGTATATGGGTTCACAAAGAACAAGACATTGAACGAAGGTAGTTTAGTTAAGCCAGCATATGCGTATGGTATTTCTAAACTACAATGTGAACGTGGCTTAGAGACATTAGAAGATGATAACTTTAAACCAATTGTATTCCGTAAAGGTACAGTTGGTGGATGGTCACCAAAGATGCGATATGACTTAGTTGTGAATACTATGTTGAAGAGTGCATTCACGACACAAAAGATTGTAGTTAACAATCCAAAGATTTGGCGCCCACTTATAGATATTCGTGATGTGATTCAAGGATATCAAAAAGCATTAGAAGCAGACTTGAATGTGTCTGGTGTTTACAATCTCTCTGGTGGCAATATGACTATTGGACAATTGGGTGAAGCAATCTATGGAGAATTGAGAAAAAGAGGATATGTTGTTGACTTAGTTATCAACGAAAACAATGATGTTCGTAACTATAAAGTTAGCACAGACAAGATTGAAGATGAGTTAGGATTCAAGTCACAGTTTACTCCATTAGATTCACTTGCTGAGATACTTGACAATATCGATCCATTGAGTTATAATTTCAATGATGATGATTATTCTAATATAACAACTTTTCAGAAAGTTTTGGGCAAATGAAAATACTATTGACTGGTGGATCAGGGCTTCTTGGTAGAAATTTAATTTCACATTTGAGTGGACATGAAGTCTTTGCACCGAATAGTAGTGAGTTAGACATTACCGATCCGTTGTCTTTCATACCATTTAAGTGTGATTTGGTTATTCATTGTGCGGCTATCGCAAAATTTGCTGATGCAGAAAAAAATCCTATTGGCACAATTGAAACAAACATTCAAGGCACATGTAACGCATTGAAACATGCAATGAATCAGAATGCTAGATTTGTTTTCATATCATCATCACACGTATTTGATGGGCAAAAAGGAAATTATAGCCATGAAGATTTGCCTAATCCACTCACACGATATGCAAAATCTAAAGTGGCTGCCGAAATGGCAACTCAGATTTATGAAAAATCATTAGTCATACGAACAGAGTTTTGCGATGTTGATTTTCCATTTGACACAGCATTCACAGATAAGTATTCATCTAAAGAGTACATAGATATTATTGCACCCAAGATTGCAGAGAAATGCTTAAGTGAACAAACAGGCATTTGTCATGTTGGTGGGCCCAGACGTTCATTCTATGAGTTTGGACAGTTGAGAAACCCAAACGTGAAACCTGGATCAGTTGAAAATTTATTAAAAACAAGCACAGTACCTATATTGATAGATACAAGTTTAATTGAGAATTGAGGAATTATAATGGCGTCAACAGTAATTGCACACATCTACAATGAAGAATATATTCTTCCTTGGTGGTTAGAACATCACAAGAAAATTTTCGATCATGGTATCATTATTGACTATGCATCTACTGATAAGTCTCTTGAAATCATTAAAGAGATTTGTCCTACATGGGAAGTTGTACAATCTAAGAATGCAGAATTTAATGCTAGACTCGTTGACGTTGAAGTATTAGAATACGAACGAAAGATTGAAGGCTGGCGCATTTGTTTGAACGTCACAGAATTCTTAGTTGGCGATTACAGCAAGTTTTTAGTGGACACGATTAGGTCTACGCAACATTTGATTCCAACAATTACGTTTTGGGATTGGAATCCAGATGGTGAGTTAGATAAGACTAAACCATTATGGGAGCAAAAGAAACAAGGCATTCACTATAAGACAGACTTCATGGCTCGCCGTGCTAGAAGTTTGCACAATGTGAAGACAATGCAGTATGATGTTGGTCGTCATTTTGCTTCATTAAACAATGAAGAAATGATGATTTTTCATTATGCAAATTGTATTGCAAGTAAAGGTATGCTTGACAGAAGATTGCAGATTCAGACTAAAGTACCAGAACACGATAGAGTTCGAGGATGGGGAAGCCATCACTATCATGGACCAAATGGTGTGATGACTGCTGAAACTCTAAAAGAATTGTGGAGTAAAGATTTGTCTAAAGTGACAGATTGTAGTGAAGACATTATTCGATACACTAAAGAACCCGATGAAACATATGCGTTAGACTTGGGATGTGGAGAGTATCCTAAGAATCCATTCAAAGCAAAGCATTTGTATGGTATTGATGTGAGAGATGACACTAAGAATAAAATCACAAAAGCAGATTTAGTTATTGAACCAATTCCCTTTATTGATAATTTCTTTGACTATGTGACTGCACATGATTTCATTGAACACATTCCTAGACTGATGTACAGTCCAAATCGTAGATATCCGTTCGTAGAATTGATGAGTGAAATTTGGCGAGTATTGAAAGTTGGTGGAAAATTCTATTCTAAGACTCCTGCATTCCCTCATGCGGCTGCTTTTTGGGATCCAACGCACGTAAATATAATCACAGAACAAACATTTCCATTTTATTTCGACAATGAAAAGATGTGGGCTAAAGAAGTTTATGGCTTCAAAGGTCAATTCAGAATCGAAAGTCAGACATGGGATGGACCACATTTATTAAGCACATTAGTTAAGTGCTAAATAGATAACCCACTAAAATATGGTGGGTCAAAAACGAAAGGAAAAATATGAAAGCACTATTAGCGGCTGTAGTATTTCTGTCGGCATTATTCTTTACACACAATGCCATTGCGACAGAGTTGCCAACATTTAAAGAGATTTCGGATGCGGCAACAGCACCGAAAAATTCTAGCAAATCAGACCTGTATTGGATGGCAATGAACATCTATTATGAAGCAGGTAGCGAACCTCTAATCGGTAAAATTGCAGTTGGTGCAGTTACCCTTAACAGATTAAGAGACAGTAGATTTCCTAAAAACATTCGTGATGTTGTGACAGAACCGCAACAGTTTTCATGGTATAATAGCAAAATTGCAAACACACCACCATCGAACAATAAAAGATGGAAAGAATCTTATGAAGTAGCCAAGATGCTGTTGACAAAGACAGTAGGTAGTGATATAATTAAACTCTTAGAGGGCGCAACGCACTTTCATGCCACTAATATTAAACCAGATTGGGCGGCAAGAAAAACAAAAGTTGCGACTATTGAAGGACATGTTTTTTATAGAATGTAAAGGCGATTTAAAATGAGTATTATGAAAACTGAGATTAAGATGAGATCGTATCAGCGTAAGAATGGTTATCCAGCTTACTACTATGCATCAGAAAGCGAAATAAATAATTCAAATTTTCGTACAGCAAAACCAGCAAAGGTGCAAACACAATTTGGCTACTACAAAAACGGTAGAATTACATCAATACGATTCTATGAATCTTAAGATTTTAACTCAGAAAGAATTTGAATCTGAAATCAAAAAGATTCAATTCGATAGGCACCCAATCACAATGATTGATGCTATTATTGAATACTGCACTATCAAAAATATTGAAGTCGAAACTGCGGCTTCTTTAATTACACCTCGCATGAAATCTTCAATTGAAGGCGAAGCAATGAAGTTGAAGATGATTGCACCGAAAGCAAGATTACCTATTGAGGTCGAAGACTGATGAAGATGGATGCTATAGACGCATACAAGATTTACTTAGGAGTTAAAAATCACTTCACGCAAGATAGCTACGACTGGTTCAAGTATAACAAGAAAGTCAATGTCACATACGATTCTTTTTTGAAACGTAAAGACAAAATCTTTTTTGCTAAACTTGGCAATCGTAAAGACGCTTACTTAGAAGAGTTTTTAGTTTCTAATTTTCTGCACGACACAAAGATGTGGGTCGGTGAACTTCTGTCTGAAGAGTGTGAAGAACGCTATAAAGAATGGAAACGTAAACAAGAATCGTTGACGTATGTATTTAAAAATGAGATGGATTTTATCTCTGGTTGGAAGCCAGACGAACTAAATGAATTTTTTAATCTTAAAGGTGGAGATCATCCACCAATTATCAAGAAATATTTAAGAGGAGAAATCAGTCTGGAGACTCTAGCAATATTGAATTCACTATTGCATTTTGTCAAGAGATATGATACAATGATACATGATCCAATCTACAAAGAGGTAAGCAAGTTATGCAAAAAGTACCAGCCCTTTTTAAATTACGATACGGCACGGATGAAAAAGTCACTCAGAGAGTTAGTGGTGACGTAGTGGCAGTAATGCGTAAACCTAGTAAGGTTTGCCGACTATTGACACAAAAAGAGAATTGTGATAGACTATATACTATAGTAGATTATGATAAAAGTGGACAAGCAAAACATACATTCAATACTTAACATACAAGGAATATACTAATATGGCATCAGCATCATTTGCAGACATGAAAAAGTCACGCACCAAAGATTTGGAAAAACTCACAGACGCAGTTTCCAAACTCACAAATAAAGAAGAAGGTAAGAAGTCTTATGAAGACACCCGATTCTGGAAACCCACAGTAGACAAAGCAGGTAACGGTTTCGCAACGATCCGTTTTCTTCCCGCACCCTCAGGCGAAGATGTACCTTGGGTTCAAGTTTTCAATCATTCATTCCAAGGTCCTGGTGGATGGTACATTGAAAATTCGTTGACTACACTCAACAAGAAAGACCCTGTGTCTGAACACAATAGCATCCTTTGGAACTCTGGTTCTGATGCTAACAAAGATATTGCACGTAAGCAAAAGCGTAAGTTGCAGTATATCGCAAACATTTATATTGTCAAAGACCCTGCAAATCCTGACAATGACGGAACAGTTAAATTGTTCAAATTCGGTAAGAAGATTTTTGACAAGTTGAATGACTTGATGAATCCTGAGTTTGAAGATGAAACTCCTGTCAACCCATTCGACCTTTGGGAAGGTGCGAACTTCAAGTTGAAGATTCGTAAAGTTGAAGGTTATCAGAACTATGATAAGTCTGAGTTTGAATCACCAGCACCTTTGTCTGGCGATGAAGATGACTTGGAACGCATCTGGAAACAAGAACACAGTTTGTCTGAATTCTTAAGCGAAAAGAATTTCAAGTCTTATGATGAATTGAAAGCACGTTTGAACAAAGTGCTTGGTCTTGAAGATGGTTCTGCTGGAGATAATTATTACTCCACTAAACCTAATGTACCAACTACAGCTTCAACAGCTAAACCCGAGACAGCAACTAAGGCAAAGCCTACAGTCGCAGACTCACTTGATGATGATGAAGATTTGAGTTATTTCGAGAAGTTGGCTGAAGATTAATATTTCGTAATCTCCTTTGTGACTTTGGGGAAGCAGTAAAATGCTTCCCTTTTTTTTCGTCAACCAACTACACCAACTTGATTTGTCGTTGATCTAACAACGTCCGTCACAGTACTCAGTGAATTGTAGAAGTTAGTCACACTAGAGTTATCTATTTTTGCACCACCAACAACAGTATTGTTTGTTGATCCTGTACCACCAGAACCAGTTGGAGTTGGAGGTGGTAATAGTACGTTTGCTGGTCTATTAGCGCCAGCAACAGTACCACTTACGAAATCGGCAGTAGTTAATCCAGCAGATGTTCCCTCAATGTCATATACTGGTCGACCACCGGCATCTAAAATTAATGCGCCAGGATATGCGTTTTGAATAAATTTACCATCCTTCACACTCCATACCATAGGAACACCACCAGCGGTGGCTTCTTTAGTTATAACTCGTTTAGCGCCATTTCGAAGATCGGTGTCCTCAGGATCAAAACCATATTCGGCTTCTGTTGCCTCTGTCGTATATGCCTTGTTTCTGTTGGCCGCAGTTATCAAATCACCAATACGTTGAGATTCAGCAACGTTATCTGCGTATATGCCCTTTTCAATTGATGTATCTAATTTATAGTTGCCAGATTTTAAATCTGAAACAAGACCAGAACTTAATGAGTGTAAAGAATATCCACCTAATGCTTCTGCGGCTTGATCTAGTTTACCTAGATGTTCAGCCTTTGCACTCTTTTTAAATTCATCTCTAACTAAATCAAGAATGTCTCCCGCATATACATTTAAGTTCGTAGACTCTACTAATGCTGGCCAACGTTTGACTTCAGTTGCATTATCATCGATAAGTGTGGCTGGATTTGGTGCGCCTTTACCCCAAAGCATTGAAACTCTATCGAATTGAACTTTCATATACACCCAATCATATGGTGCATTTGTGTTTGTGATCTTCTCAGAAGTCTTTGTTGCATTGAATGCGACTTTCAACAATCCATACGCAATCGTTTTAAATACTTCAGGCACAGCATGATAGTCAGTTGTTTCATATATAGGAGCAATAGCAGAAATATTATTATTTCCTGCAACATAGATAGCCGCATGAAATTTAGGCTCTTTTGGTGGTGGACCGCCTCCGCCGCCACCCCCATATGAATCGAAAATCATGTATATCGCAACTGCCGCCGCAATGTACGGCACGGCTGCGGCTAAAGATGAGCCAGCGGCCGCAAGGCCACCAGTTTCTGCGGCTACAGCGGCACCACCAAGTCCTTCAGCGGCAACCGCTGTACCTGCGGCCGCACTACTACCACCAGCGAAGGATGCTCCAATTTCCATACCCGTAAGAGCGCCAGGAGCAAGTGGACCCACAAAGGTGGCAGGTGTGAAGCCTGCCATTCCAAGTTGTAAGCCGCCATAAGCATTTCCCAAAAGAGCCATAGGCGTAGCACCGAATACTGCGGTAGACGCCATTCCGATTGCTTGATTGATTGCAAAACTCTTCAACATACTGCCGCCAATGGCAGATACGTAATCCATCGTTGATGGTTTTTGCTGTGTTGCACTTGATCTAGCGACACCATTCATTACTGTAGCGCCACTACGACCACTAGAAACACTTCCACCATATGGTGAGCCTAATCCAACATCAAATGCTGTGCCGCCATAACTAGAAACTGATGTTCCTGAACCAGTACCCCCACCAGAAAGTCTTAATAGTGAATTATCAATACTTGTGAGTAAAGTTGTTTGGTCACCCAATGCACTTATTTGCTTATCTGTTCCTAAAGCAGTAGATAATGCTTTTACTGATCCTGGTGTGCTTGATGTTCCGTCTGCATATTTTGTAAGGTTTAATGCATCTAGCAGAGGTCTATACTTTTTAGCGGCCGCTGAATTAACAACAAACTCACCATTAGACAACATTGCAGGTATAGAATCTGATCTTCCTGTTCCAGGACCGGTAACAGGTCCGCCATCAGCAAATCCTAACCAACCTAAAACAGAAGAACCTGCGTCCATCAACCAACTTCCTGCTTGATCGATAATGGGCGAAATTATACCTGTAGCATCGCCTTTACCAAATAATTGCTCGACACCCCAAT